GGAGAGATAGAAAGACTGATGGGATCAGATTACTAGGTGAAGAATAAGCAAGTACAGATACTTCAGAAGCTGAAAAACGATATGATATTGTTTGGCAAGGTTTGTATGCCAAATATGTTTTCAGCGGCTTCGCCTGCCTTTCATTATGAAATAGCTGAAAAACTGCGTAATCCTGACGTAAAACAGATGAACATAGTGGCACCTAGGGGTCATGCTAAATCTTCGCTTGTAGGGGGCATATTTCCGCTCTATCACCTAATGTATGGTAAAGGGCAGAAGCTTATTGTACTGGTTTCAAGAACTCAGGACCACGCAGTGAAGCTTTTGGGGCTGTTAAAGGATACTATAGACTTTTCGGATACATTTAGGTCTTTGTTCGGATATTGGGGGCAACATAGTGCTAAAAGCTGGTCAAAGGCGGAAATAGAGTTAAAAGACGGATCTATGATTATCTGCAAGGGTACAGGACAGCAGTTGCGTGGTATTAAGGTAGGCAACCAAAGACCTACGCTTATTATAGTGGATGACCCCGAAGATGAGAATAATACCAAAACTGCGGAAGCAATGGAGAATAATTTAAGATGGTTGCTGCAAAGTGCAGTTCCGTCACTTGATCCCAGAAATGGAAGAATTGTTATCATTGGTACGCCACAGCATCAAAGATGTATGGTTGAGACTCTAAAGGATATGCACGGTTGGGAAAATATGATATTTAAACCCGATTTTGAGAATAAGAAGGCATTGTGGGAAGAATGGTGGGGAATTGACAAACTTCTTGAGAAAAAGAAGGAATTAGAGTCAATTAATAGATTATCAGTGTTTTATCGTGAATATGCCTGTGAAATTGTAGGAGACGAGGATCAGCTCTTTAAAGCAGACGATTTCAGGTTTTATGAAGGTGATTTCTTCCGAAAGGACAATAATAGCTATTTAAAGTTAAAATCTCTAGATGGGGTGCCGTGTGATGAGGTTGTTGCTATAAATGTGTTTACTGGCGTAGATCCTGCATCAAGCGTTAAAAAAACCGCTGACTATTCTGTAATATATAATTTAGCAGTTGACGGTGAAAACAGACGTTTTTCATTGCCTTACTACCGTAAACATGCAACTCCGCTGGATCTTGCAGAAGCAATTGTAAATAATTACAGGCGCTACAGATCTGAGAAGACTCGTATTGAATCTGTGGGATATCAGGAGATGCTTCGCGAATATGTGATTAAACGCTCAAAAGAAGAGAATATGTTTATTCCTGGGCTGAATATTAAAGAAAACCCCAGAAACTCCAAAAGTAACAGGCTGGAATCGCTTCAGCCCATATTCGCAAGAAAACAGATGTATATCCATCAGGATCAGCAGGAATTGATGGATGAGCTGTTATTGTTCCCGCGGGGGAAACATGATGATTTGTTGGATGGTCTTTATTATGCTAATAAAGGTTCGTATTCACCGTATCATGAAGCAGAGGATATTCCATTGCTTTCCGAGAAACGATATAATTTATTTGGGGATTGGCAAATAGTTTAATAAAGACGTTGAGAGCCTAACGCTCAATTTCTTAAGATCATCCCTGTTATTGTGCAATTATGTATACATAATCTGTGCAAATACGTACATACCATATGGCAACCGAAAAGCATCCAGAAGTAAAAAAATCCGAACGTCTGTTAGATAATTACCATGAAGGTAGGGCAACTTGGGCTACACAGGCTATGGAAGACGATGAGTTTCGCAATAACCAGCAATGGAAAACCTCGCATAAGAATGTTCTTTCTAAGCGTTCACAGGTTGCTATTGTAGATAATATTATATATCCCGCAGTAGAACAGGCAAAAGCTCTCCTAACTGCAAATAAACCAAAATTCCAATCAGCAGGCAGAGATGATTCCGATAATAAGGTCGGTAGAATATTTTCGGATATAATGGCATATATATGGGATATATCAAATGGCAGCGTTGAATTAAAACAGGTAGTAGATGATTACTATGTAAAAGGCATGGGGGTCATGCAGGCATATGTAGACGGTATGGCTGACTTTGGTAAGGGCGAAATTAAGATAAAGAACATTGATCCCCTCGACTTTTATCTCGACCCAAACTCTAAAGATCCGTTTGCTCGGGATTCTGCATGTATGATCATAGCCAAAAGAATTACGGATGAGCAGATTAAGACTGTATTTCCAACAGTTGCAGATAAAATGGATCAAATGACAACTTGTTCAGGTAATAATAGATATCCGACTACAATGCGTGACGGATCAGAAGATCAGCAGATTGGCCCAACTGAAGACAGCGATGGGTACTATAAGCACTATGAGATCATTGACCGTTATGAAAAAGTAAAACTTCCATATTTTCATATTCTCGATTCTCTCACGGGAGAAGAGAACATTATGAATGAAAAGGGTTTTGAAGAATTTGCTCAAGAACCCGCTATGTTTATGGAAACAGTAGAAGGCGTAAAGCCAGTAACTGAAGATAGGGCTGTAATGGAACTTCTTCAAATATATGAGTCTACTGGTGGTGTATATCACATGATGCAAGATCCAGTAACGGGTCAGCCTACGATAATGCCGGGAGAGGAACATGAGGGTGCGATTCCCGGTAGCACCACAAGGCTTACGCCAGTCACTAATACGGAGATGATCGATGAAGGCGTGATTGTCTTAAATCAGGTTATAGTTGACAGGATTAAGCGTGTATTATCAATAGGAGGTCTTTTAGTTGATCATTCTATTATGGACATAGATGATTATCCAATTGTGCCGCTTATGAACCGTCATAATAGAAATCCTTATCCAATGAGCGATGTCCGCTTTGTAAAACCTATACAGGAATATATTAATAAGCTAACATCTCTGATTATAGCGCATGCCTCAAGTTCTACTAATACTAAACTGTTAATACCTCGTGGTTCAATGGATAGAAAGCAATTGGAGGAAGAGTGGAGCAGAGCTGGTACGGGGGTCATTGAATACGATCCCGAATTAGGTCAGCCAATAGTTGCGGGACCGATACCTTTGCCAAATGAATTATATAGAAATAAAGAAGATGCGAAAACAAGTATTTACCAGATATTAGGTATACATCCTTTATCTCAGGGCGATCCCAGCGCAGCACCTCAAACTTATAAAGGTACAGTTGCGATTGATGAATATGCTCAACGAAGAATAAAATCCAAATTAGATGATATAGATGAGATGTTGAATCAAGTGGGGCGAATTGTTGTTCAGCTTATACAGCAGACATATACGGATGAAAAAGTAATTAAACTTATGCAACCAGACGGCAGAACAAGCGAAGCTCTTTTAAACAGACCGGTATTTGATGATTTTACCGGAGAGATCGTTGGCAGGATAAATGATATCACTATTGGCAAATACGACCTTATTGTGGTCAGCGGTTCTACCTTACCGTCAAATCGCTGGGCAAGGTTTGATTATTATATGACTTTATATGAAAAGGGTATTATTGATCAAGTAGAGGTACTCCAGCAAACAGAAGTAGCTGATACTGAAGGTGTTCTTGAAAGAACTGCAATTATTGGCCAACAACAGCAAATGATATCACAATTGCAGGAAGAATTGAAAAAAATTAAAGGTGATCTGCAAACATCAGAACGTGAAAGCGTACATGACAAAAAGCGGGTTGAAATAGAAAAATTTAAGCGTCAGTTGGGAAGGGCAAACGACAAAACAGCCAAAGCGGTTGAATTGTTTGAAGCTCGATTAAACGATCAACTGAAAATAGAACGGGAAACGGAAGCTGAAAACCAAACACCGGTTGCTGTTAGTTAGACAAATCGGAAGGAGATAGCATGGAAGAACAAGTACAAGACATCGTTGCTGAGGAAACTACAAACGATGGCACAGTTGAAACAACTGATGCATTAGAGCCATTTGATCCCAACCTCAATCCAGAGGGCGGGATGTATGTGGCAGAAGAAGAGGTTGCGGATTCGCAACCTGTAGCGGAAACTGGGGAATCTCAGGAACAACGCTACGAATATTGGCAGAGTAAATATGACCAAAAGGCGAGTGACTACAATAGAATGGAACAACGAATGAAGGAACTTGAGAATGTGGAGCCGATTGCAAAGCATATCAATGAAAATCCCTGGATTCTTGACAACGTTGCAAGATCACTCTCTGGTGATGCCCATGCGGTTACCGGTAAAACCGAATCGCAAGGATTGCCAAAGAAACCCGAACGTCCTAGTAAACCGTCCAATTATGATCCATCAGAAGCTTACATGGATCCTGATTCAACAAGTTTCAAATATCGCGACTCACTCGATAATTACCGTGAAGACTTGGTTTCATATCAAGAAGACATGGAGTCATATCGGGTTACAGAAGCAGATAAGCAGTATCAACTGCAGGAGAAACGGCAACAGGAAGCAATGGTGCATCAACAGCGCCAAGCTATGCAGGTAAATTTGAGAGAGAACTATGGGTATACCCCCGAAAGAGCGGATAATTTTATTCAATATTATTCATCTCCTGATAGTATTTCACTTGAAAATTTAGTTGCCCTGGATAGACTCAGGAATGCTCCAAGTACAGCGGAGGTGGATACGAGGCAGAAAGCAGAGATGATGAAAAATCGACAGGGCAGGGCTACGGTTCCCCCGCCAGCAAGTGTTGGAGGAGGAGAAAATCAACCCCAGTATTCTGAAGAGGATTACTTTAATCTCGGCTTGATGCGAAATAAACGAGTTTAACTAACGAACCCAAAAAGGGTTCAGGAGGGTAACAAACATGGCTAGTAATGCCAAAAATCTCACTTCAAGTGGGGTTCTATATACGGATAGACGAGATTTTTACATTCGTCCAAACGTAGTTAAAGAGCTATGGACTGATGTTTCGCCTTTTACAACTGTGATTGCCAATCAAAATACTGTTTCAGGTATGGCTGATCCGCAGTTTAAAATGTTCGAGCATCGTAATCCATGGGTAAAACAATACTTTCAAACAGGCACAGCAGTAGCTAGTGCAGTTGATAATGCCGCTGATACTTGGGTTGTAAAAGCTGGTACACCAGTTGGTATGGAAGGTGAAGGCGGTAATTACGCATACAACAGTTGGATTGGACTAACCTGTGAAGTTTGGGACGGGCTTACTCCCGGTTCTACTAAACAAGGTGTAGTTCTGATTACTGCGGTAGCCAGTAGTGGTGCAAGTGCAAACTTCAGCGTAAAGAATATGAACGATACTGGTACTATTACAAGTGCCGACGGTTCATATTTGATAGTTGTTGGTAGCGCATACGGTGAAGGTACCGTAGCCGGGACCGCATGGGCAG